TTCGGTCTTGGCCAGGATGGCGGTTTTGCGGATGAGGCGAGGCACGGCTTACTCCTTCGGGGTGTTCAGGGCTGCGGGCGCGGCGGCTGCGGGGGCGGCGGCCTCGTCGGTTTCGGGCAGGCGCACCCAGGCGGCGCCGTCCCACGTCCAGCGGCCGCCTGCGGGCGGGGTGCCGATGGGGGCGGAGGCTGCGGGGGCGGTGGTCTTGTCGGCGGGCATGGGGGCTCCGAGGTCAGGGCGCGGCCGTCAGCGTGGTGCTGGCGGTGCGGTGGTTCACGAAAAGGCTGACGGTGGCGCTGGCCACGGGCAGGTCAATCTCGTCCACCTGCCAATCGATGCTGGGCTGCATGCGCACGTCCACCACGCCCAGGCCGGTGGTGGGAAGGGTGGACAAGCGCTGCCATACCAGTTCCAGCAGCGCATCCACAGCGGCCACAGGGTCTGCGGCGCCGTTGGCACCCCGGGCCATGCACTCCACATCGAAGCGGGTGTCCCAGGTGTAGAAGCCGCCCAGCACTTGCGGGGTGGGCGCGCGGCTCTGCACCAGGCGCACCACGCAGGCCAGGTTCTGGCCCGCCGAGAACGGCCGGGCGACGTTGGCCTTGACGTTGCCGCCAGCCGCAGCGGGTGCGGCCATCAGCGCGGTGACGATGGCCGTCTGAATGGCCAGTTGCGCGCTCATCAGGCCCGCTCCAGCATCAGCACGCTCATGCCGTTGGCATCGGGCTCGTGCGCGGCCACGGTGTAGTTCACGGCGTTGGCCACCACCGGCTGGCCTACGGGGTCAGCGCTCAGGTCTGCGGTGCGCAGGGTGATGGTGGGTTGGGTGCCCGCCATGCCGATGCCCACAGAGCCGAGCGCGAAACCGCTGTCGAACACGCCCTGCACCGCCTGGCCGTTGACCGTGAGCGCCTGCGCGAACGTGCTCATCGTGGCGTCGTTCAGGCGCTGGACGAGGGTTGCGAAGGCGGTCATGGGGCGGGCCGGGGGTGTGGGGCTGCGCGGGGCGGGCGGGTCAGCGGGTCAGCGGTGGGTCAGGGCGTGAGCCAGTGCGTGAGCCGGTGGCTCATCAGGTCACGGTGCCCGGCACGCCGGTGAACTTCACCAGCACGGTGGTGTCGCCGTTGCCGGCTGCGGCGAAGGCGACGGCGCCCTCCCCGCTGACATCGCCCGTGGCGGGGGTGGCGGTGCCCACGTCGAACGCGCCGGCGCCCGCGTTGGCAGACACGTCCCACAGCAGGCGGGTGCCTTGGACGATGACGGCGGTGGTGACCTTGGGCACGCGGAACACGCCCTCGATCTGCACGGGGCCGGTGGCGCCGTTGGCGATGGCGGCCAGGGCCACACCGAGCGTGGCGCCTTGCTTGACCACTTGCCCGCTGGCGATGTTGGCGCCCGCGGTGACTTGCATGACGGCACCGGGTTGGGAGTAATTTCCAGCCATGTTCAGGTTCCTTTGTTCAGGTGGGGTTCAGTTCAATGCCTCTGGGGCCCTGCATCAGCCGGCGCGGGGTTCAGGCCCTGCGCCGGCTGGATGCTCATTGCGGCGGCGATCAGCCGCCCGCGTTGGTGACGGCGCCGCGGTAGTCAATGCCCGCGATGCCGAAGTCCAGCCGCACCTTCCAGCGCGCGCCGTCGACCGTGAAGCCGTTTTCCAGCTCCAGGTACGGCGTGTCGTTGCCGTCCAGGAAGGCCACTTCCAGGCAGGGCGCTTCGCTGGGGTTGGCGAACAGGTAGCGGCGGTTGCCGGTCAGGCGCGGGGTGTCCACGATGTCGCTGAACAGGCCGCGCACCTGGTTGGGGCGCTGCAGCTTGTTGGCGGTGTCGGGGTCGTACTGCGCGTCGTTGATGACGCGGGCCTGGCCGCCCAGGCCCAGCGGCACCACCAGCACGGCGGGGCGCAGGTCCAGGAAGTCGTTTCCGCCCACGTCGAGCTGGCTGGCCATGGCCACGCGGTCCAGGTCCAGCGCGGCCACCGCGATGGCGGCCGACGTGGTGATGTTGTTGTGCGAAGCGTGGAACAGCGTCAGGCCGTCCGCCAGCGTGGGGCCCAGGCCGCCGTTGCTCTTCAGCACCGTGTAGACCTCAGCCTCCACCGTGCGGCGAGCTGCGCGGCCCAGGGCTTGCGCCAGGCCGACGAAGGCGCCCAGGTCATCGTTCACGATGGCCTGACGGCTGAGGTTGATGATGTTGCCGCGCGTGGTGGCAGCGATGCTGGCCTTCTCACCGTCCGGGATGGTCTTGTTGGTGAACTCGCCCAGCTCGTTCACGGTGTCCAGGTTGGACAGCGAGCCCACGCGGTAGCGGTTGTGCGCGCGGAAGTCACCCACGGAACCCCGGGCGCAGAAGCGGCTCCAGGTGTCCGCCTGCAGGGCGTAGGCCGACTGCAGGGTCTTGTTCATCGTGTTTTCCAGCAAGATGGGGAAATCGCTGGTGGACTGCGTGAACGCCGTGGCGACGATCTGCATCTTGTCCATGCCGTCCGTCTTGATGCCGGCCTGCTTGAGGCTGGCGCGGGCGATGTCCAGCAGCGTGGCGCCGCGGAAGGGGCTGGCGCTGACGGCGCGCTTCTGCTCTGCGCTGGCCACGCCTGCGCGGGCCATGATGGCGTCAACGATGCCGCCGCGGCGCTTGTCGGCCTCGTCAGTGACGGTGACCACATGCCCGGCCACGGGCGTGGTGTCCTTGCCCAGGTGGGCCAGCAGCTTCAGGCCAGCGGCCTGGGCGGTGCAGGCGGTGTCGTCTTCGCACGCGGCTTGCAGTGCGGGCACGCCTTCGCGGTCGCCGAAATAGGTGAAGACGGCGCGGACCTCGCTGCGCCGGGCCCGCTCAGCGGCCAGGGCTTGGGCTGCAATGGCAGCGGCATCGGGCGTGGCGGGGTTGGCAGCCGCCTGGGTGACGGAAGTCGTCATGGAAGTGTTCTCCAAAGTGGTTGCGGCGGCTGCCGCGGAAGTGGCCCCAGGCGCGGGCTGCGCCTCGGGCTTGCTCGGGGTGCGGGCGTGGCGGGCTGCGATGGCGGCCGGCACGTCACGGAAGCGGGAAAGGTCCAGGCCCTGCGCCTGGGCGGCGCTGGCGGCCACGGGCAGGGCCTGCACCACCACGTCCACAAAGCCCATGGCCTGGGCTTCGGCGGCGGTGTACCAATGGTCTTTGCCATCGGTCAGCAGGGCCAGCATCTCGTCTTTGTCTTTGCCGCTCTTGGCGGCGTAGCTGGTGGCCATGGCCTCGGCCCAGGTGTCCAGCACGTCGGCCTGCTCGCGCATGTCTGCGCTGTTGCCGGCCATCATGGTCCAGGGGGCGTGCACCATCATGGTGGCGTTGTCGGCCATCTCCACCGTGTCACCGGCCAGGGCGATGAGGCTGGCGATGGACAGGGCCATGCCGTCGATGACGGTGGTGGTCTTGGCCTTGTGGCGCTTGATGGCGTTGTGGATGGCGATGCCATCGGGCACGCTGCCGCCGATGCTGTTGATGCGGATGGTGATCTGGTCAGCGCTCAGGGCCTGCAGGTCACGCACGAAGTTGGCGGCGCTGACGCTTTCGCTGTACCAGCTTTCTCCAATGTCGCCGTAGATGAAGATTTCAGCGGCGCTGGGCGTGCCCTGCGCGGCGGCGGCCGGGGCCGGGCGCTCACGGATGCTGTACCAAGGTGCGGGGGTGGCGGGGGATTGCGATGCGGCACTGCTCATGGAAAAGCAGTTTGCGCATTGCGTTGTCTCACTTCTACCCGAGAAATGAGACTTTCTGAGGGGTGGCAGGCGCTGGGCGCGGCGGGGTCAGTCGCTCACGGGTTGAGCCTGCGGGATGTTCCCGAAACAGGGTTCGGGAACATGGTGCGCGGTGGCACAGGCGGTGCGGCCCTCAGTGCTTGCCGCTGAAGATCAGCCAGTCGCCCTCACGCTTGCGGCGGCGGCGGCGGGCGGGTTCCTGGATGACCTCAGGCGCCCGCAGGTCTGGGAAGCGGCCGATGCGTGGGCGGGCGCGGTCTGCGCGGGAGCCGCCGGCGGCGGAGGCGGCGGGGATGGTGGGCTGCGGCGTGGCCGCCGTCATCACGCCCGTGGCGCTGAAGGTGATGAGCGCATTGCCCGCCATCCAGCCCGGGGTGACGCCGGCATCGGCGCCGAAGTAGTCGCCGAAGTAGTCCCCGAAATACTGGCCGCTGTACGGGCCGGGCGTGCTCACGCGGGATCGACCGCCGTGACCGTGCGGGCGCCTGAGCTGTAGGTGGCCTCGACCCGGTCAGTGGTGCCGTCCTGGCTTTTGAAGACCATGGTGCCGCTTTCCAGGCCGGTGGCGTCACCGGCGTTGACGGCCAGCAGCAGGCGCATGACGTCGCGCAGGGTGAGCGAGCCCTCGACGGTGCCCAGCAGCGGGTCAGCCGCTGCGCCTGCGCTGTTGAGCAGCGCGCCCATGCTGCCGCTGGCGGTGTAGGCGTTGGCCACGGCGCTCCACACGGCGTCGGCCAGGCTTTGCGGACTGAGTTCGGTGAAGGGCGTGATGTCGCCGCTGAGGTTGCCGATGGCGCGTGGCGTGGCGCTCAGGCTCCAGGTGATGGGGGCGTTGCCCTGGGCGTCGACGATGGCCCCCAGCGTCGCGTTCGGCACCGTGAAGTTGATGTCTGCATTGCCCTGCGCCGCCAGCGCGCCGGCCAGGCTGGCGGCTGCAGTGAAGGTGATGCTGGTCGAGCCCGAGGCCGACACCACCAGTTGCAAGTCGGCCGCCGGCACCGTGAAGGTGATGCTGGTCGAACCCGTGGCGGGCAGGCCCAGCGTGCCCGATGCTGCCGCGCTGAAGATGATCTGCGTGCTGCGCGAGGAGATGCGCCCGGCCTGCAGCGCCATCAGCCAAGAGGCCGGGTGCGTCGTGCCGTCCGGCTGCCCGGCCAGTTCTCCAAACGCAGCGGTCGCGTTGCGCCTGACGCCCCACAGCGGCTGCATCGACGTCTGCAGCGTCACGCCAGACACGGTGCCCACCGTGCGCCCCGGCACCGCCGAATAGGCGCTGGTGACGGAGACGGGCGACTGTCCGATGAAACGCAGGGCCATCAGCCGCCCCAGGCGTAGCGGTTCACACCGAAGAAGTTCGTGTTCGCCGGGGTGGCCGCGCCAGCGTAGGCGATCCATGACAGGCAGGCGTTCTTGGTGGCAGCAGCTTCTTGGATCAGTGGCAGGCTCGGGAACTGGTTCAGCATGTCGCGCTCACTGAGCAGAAATTGCGTCGTGAGCTGGATCTCCATGATCGGCTTGGCCAGCACCAGGTTGGTGAAGGTCGAGGCCGTGCCATTGGCCGCGCTTTGCTGCCAGGTCTGCACCGAGCGGATGCCGGTGTCGCCAGCTTGCAGCGGCAGGAACGGGCCGATGTTGTTGGCCGCAGTGCCTGAGTGGTAGATGTGGCTGTTCACGGCTGACACCGTGGACGCCACCGTCTGCGGCAGCGCGCGTGAGCCCGTGTTGCCCTGGTTGGTGTAGGTCATCAGGCAGTTGTGCGCGGTCGCTCCGGTGGTTGCGGGTGCCACCACGCTGTAGGCCATGACGCCCGTGCCGTCCGTGTAGCGCGGCAGGGTGAGCGAGTTCCCCAAGGTGATGGCCGACGCTGTGTTGCCGTCAATGCGGGCGTAGCAGCCCAGCAGGTCCACCAGCAGCAGCGTGATGGGCACCGTGGTCGCGCCTGCGGTCTGCGCGCTCATGGTCAGCAGGTGCTTGGTAGCCGTGCCGCTGATCAAGTCCCCGGGCCAGATGCAGCCCTGCATGTTGGCGTCGTAGGGCATGAACCTGGGCGACTGCCCGTTGGTGCCGCCCGCGATCACGATCAGGTTGTCCACCGTCATCGTCTGGCCGCTGGCTGCGGTGATGGCGATAGTCTGCGTGGGCGAGGCGCCCGTGGTCACGGCCAGGGTCGAGGTGGTGGCCGTGGTGATTGAGGTCGAAGCCGTGCCGCCGATGTCGATGGTGATGCCGCCCGTGCCCGAGGCCGCGCCGGTGGTCACGATCACGGTGTAGGTGGTGTTGGCCTCGATGGTGGCTGCAGGCGTTTGCGACAGCGAGCCTGCCGTGCCTGCAGTGTGAACCATCGAGCCCGGCACGTTCCAGGCCCAGCCGCCCGAACCGACACCCGACCACTCTGCGGCCGAATCAAAGCCCCAGTTCTTGACGTGGTTGCCGTGGTAGCCCTGGCCGCGATCCCCCGCGCCCAGGAACAGGTCGTACCACCGGCCGGCGGTCATCACCGTGGGCGTGATCTTGTTCCAGGGCTGGGTCCAGATTTTCCCGTTGGTGGTGACCTGGTTGATCAAGTCGTCGTAGCTGGCGAATCCCATGGTGTCAATCCCTTGCGAATACGATGTGGCCGCGTGTGATGCCGCTGGCCGTGCCGTTGCTGATCGGGCACACGATGTGGTTGAGGTAGGCCCCGCTGGGCACCAGCGGCGGCACGCGGTTGCGCGGAAACTCCAACTCGTAAGGGGTCACGGTGTCGTAGGCCACCGCCTCCAGCACCGGGCGAACCAGCACGAACGCGCAGAAGCCGCCCGAGCTGTTGAGCACCTGCACATTGGTCAGTTGGCGCACGTCCAGCGTGCCCACCCCCAGCGGCACGAACGGCGCCGCAAAGCCCGACGTGGCACCCGTGGCGCTGCTGAAGGCGTTGATGTGCCCCGCACCCGGCGTGGCGTTGATCCAGAACGACACGGTTGTGCTGACGCCGTTGCTGCCCACATAGTCGAGCACCACTTGCGTGGGCGACGGCGCCGTCTGCGGGATGGTGGTCACCACCATCAGCCGCGTGCCCGAGGTGTAGCGGCTGGAGAAGTTGGTGTTGTCGAACGCCTGCGGGTCGGTGGAGTCCATGTCCACCAACGGGTAAAACCCACAGTAGTCCAGCAGCAGTGCGCTGGCCGGCCAGATGCCGCTACCCGTGCCGCCGCCGCCTAAGTTGTAGCGGGTGATGTAGCTGTCGCCCCCCAGCCCCGCGTTGATGCCGTTGTTGCTGGCCCCGACCAAGGGCGTGTAGGCCAGCGCGTCCCCGACGTAGGGGTTGAACTTCGGCGTGCCCGCGGCCATCGACAGGTCAAGCCAAAAGCCCGACGCGGTGGTCACCGGGCTCGCGGTCTTGTGCCAATGCTGGCGCCAGACTTTGTTGCTGTCCCAGGAGTTGGCCAGGCTGCTACTGGTGGGCATTGATCGCCTTCGCCGCCTCGGGAGTTGCCACCACTTGCGCGGCCAAGTGCTCGCAGGTGCGGAAGAACCGCCCGTTGTAAGCAATCACGGGCTCGTTGCACTCCGAGCACCGGAACAGCGGCGCCTGCATCTGCGCGTCCGCTGCAGCTTGGGCCGCTGGGATCATCAGTCCACCGTCGCCGTCAGCGCGCCGGCGGCGAACTGCGGCTGGATGCCGTTGGAGATCGACAGGCTGGAGTTCAGCGCGCCCTTGAGCAGCAGGTTGCCGGCGCCTGTGCTGTCCGTGCCGATGCCGAAGTGCGTGGCCGTGGCCGTGCCGCCCGTGGCCTGGGGGAACTGCACCAGGGCAGTGTTGCTGATGGTGGAGACGCTGCGCGTCCAGCCGCCTGCGGTGCGGTTCACCGCCACGCGGGCGTAAGAGGTGTAGGCCACCTCGCTGGTGGTCTGGCTGCCCGCCTCGCCGGGGTCGGCGGTGTGCAGGCTGATGTAGAACGAGCCTGCTGCCGCAGAGTTCTGCAGGCCGGCGGCGTCACCGATGTTGGCCCAGTCGATGTTGAGGAACAGCAGGTCAAGGAGGGCGGCTTCGGCGGCGTTGGTCATGGACATGGGGTGGGCTCCTATGCGTTCGTGTAGGTGGTGACGGTGCGCACGATCTCGTCGTTCTCGTCACGCTCCACCACCTGCACGGCCTGCGTGGGGTGGGTGTTGTGGACGGTGACGGGCGCGGGCTCGACCTGGTTGATGACGGTGACCGCCGGGGCCTCGGCGCGGGCCTCGGGCATGACGGCCTCGATGTGGACTTGCGTTTCAGGCAAGCTGACTTCGTTGCGCACTTCCACGGTGGCCGCGCTGGGGGCGATATGGTTGTGCACTTCGTGGCGCTGCTCGGGCACGTGGACGTGGATGGCCGGGGCGGTGGCGGGGGCGGGCTCGGCGCGGGTCTGCAGCCTGGCCATCAGGTCTGTGCGCATGCGCTCGATGTCGCGGGCGGTGGTTTCGGCGGCGGCTTGCGTTGCGGTGCGGGCGGCCGCCTGGGCGGCGTTTTCGGCCACGTTGCGGGTGGCCTGCTGGCTGGCCTGCTGGTCTGCCGCGCTGGCGTTGGCGCCGGCTTCGGCGTGGCGGGCGTCGCTGGTGAACACCAGGTCTTTGGCCTGGGTTTCGCTGCGGAAGGAGGTAATCTGCTCCAGCACGTCGCGCGGGTTGACGCCACGCTTGCGCATGACTTCCACTTCGCTGGCAAAGCCGGCGCGCACCAGGGCGAGATAGGCGGCGGCTTCCTTGGCGGGGTCAATCCACGGCATGCTCTGGGCGATGAAAAGGGCGTCGTCTTCGGTGCCGGCCACCACGTCGCGCGGGCGGGGCACGGCGCCGCTGAGAGTGCTGGCGTTGACGAAGCTGGCCCACACGGGCTGGACGAACTGGCCCACGAAGTCGTCTGTGAGGGTGGCGTAGTTCACCCACTGTTCGACCAGCTCCTGGCGCTGGGCGCTGTAGGTGCCGCCGTAGTCACGCGCAATGCTGCTGTAGCTGGCGCCCACGCCCGCGGCCACGGCGCGGAGCTGGCCCTGGCGGAAGGTGACGACGTTGGGGTTGGGGCGGTTGCTGTCGATGAGGCCGATTTCCTCGCCCACGGTGAGGCTGTCAATGACCATGCCGGGCGCCATGCTGATGCTGCGCGCAATGGGGTTGCCGTCTTCGTCCACCTGGGGGCCCTGGTAGCCGTCTGGGCTGGTTTTCTTGACGTAGGCAGTGAGGGCGGCGGCGATCTTGGCGGCGATGCGCTCGCTTTCCTCGTAGTCTTTGATGTCTTCCAGCCGGGTGATGATGCTGGCGAATTCGCTGATGCCGCGCATCTGGCCGATGCGGTCCAGCAGGGCGATGTGGCGCACGCGCTCGGCGGGCACGCGCTTCAAGTCTTGGGTGCTGAAGCTCAGGCCCGGGCCGATGCCTTCGGCCGGGTGGTGCTTGTGCACGAAGTAGGCCACGGGCTGGCCCCAGGCGTTGCGCTCGATGCCTTGCTCGACCCGGGGCAAGACCTCGTAGTCATAGGGCACCAGGTCGGCCTCGAACATTTCCAGCGCGTAGGGCACGCGGGTGGGGAAGGCGTAGCTGCCGCCCAGCACTTCCTGCGCGAAGGATTCGCCGTCGCGCAGCCAGGTGGCGCACATGAGGCGCTGCACCTTGGCCCAGGTGTGGCGGCGGGTGACTTCGGGGCGGATGGCCCAATCTCGGTACGCGGCGCGCAGGGCGGCGGCGTATTCTTGGTGGATGCTGCCGTCGGCGCGGCGGGGCTGGGGCTCGATGCCGATGCCGTTGGCGCCGACGATGTTGTTCGTCATCGTGCGCAGGATGCCGCGCGACACGTCATGGTTGCGCTGGAGCTGGCGGGCCTGGGCGCGTAGGGCGCGGGCGCTCATCTCCACCAATTGATTCGGGCTGCGCTGGTCTTGGTAGAACTTGCGGTTGCGGCTGGGGGTGGCGGCCTCATAGGGCGGCGCGGTGAGGGCCAGGGCACGGCGCGCGCCCGCGCGCTTCAAGCCGGCTTCGGGGCTGATGTAGCCCAAGGCGGTCAATGAGGTTGGGCTTGGAGGCTTCGCGCATGGGGTGTGGCGGGTTCAGCGGGTTCAGCGGCTTCAGCGAGTAGGGGCCGAGAAGTCGGCCACGCTGTAGCCCAGGCCGCCGAAGCTGGGCGCGGCGGCGGCGCTGGCCTGCAGGGTGGTGACGCGGCGCTCCCATTCCTGGCGGCCCTGCCGCACCATCTGCAGGTCTTCATGGCGCAGAAAGCGGTCCACCCCGCTGCCGCCCAGGCGCACCTCTTTGCCTTGCAGGATGGCCTGCTCAGCCGCCAGGTAGGCGGAGACCATGCTCTGGGCTTCGGCAAGGGTGGTCATGGGCGTGGGGTGGGCTGGTGGCTGCGGTGCGCCGGCGGGCGATGGCGCGAGGCTACCGAACGGCTTGTCTCATTTCTACCCATGAAGTGAGACTTTGCGGGGGGTGGGGGTGGTTCAGAACAGGCTGGGCTGCCGGGCAATGGCGGCAATGCGGGCGGCGGCGATGGCCAGGTACTGCTCTTCACGCTCGATGCCGATGAAGCGGAAGCTGTCCAGCAGGGCGGCGCGGCCGGTGCTGCCGCTGCCCATGAAGGGGTCCAGCACCACACCACCAGGCGGGGTGACTAGGCGGCAGAGGTAGCGCATGAGGTCAGTCGGCTTGACGGTGGGGTGGGTGTTGGAGCGGGGCTCAGTCGGCGGCAAGCCCTTGTTGATGCGGGCCTTGCATGAGTCATTGGCGTAGTTGTTCGGGTTGGTCGGATCTCGGCCCGCTGCGTCCATGTTGCCGACGCTGGCCAAGGTCTTTGGAAAGCCATCGAGGCCATCCTCCCGGTCGGCGTTGTCGGCCTTGGGCACGCAGAAGAAGCGAGCGGCGCTGCCGCTGTCGGCGTGGAAGGTGCTGCCGGCCTCGTCCCGGTCGCCCGCAAAGGCGCTGTAGGCGGTGCGGAACTTGTCGGCGTTGCGCTGGTGAACAGGCGCAGCGGCCCCGGCTTCGCTGGGAAACATGGCGACGACTTCGGCGCTGCCGTCGTGGATGAGGTTGGCGGGCCAGCGGCCCGCGTCGGACGTCTCTCCCGTCCTCGCGCTGCCGTGCAGGCCGTTTGCGTAGCAATTCCCAGCGGCCCCACCCTTTTGCGTGAATACAGGGGTCACCCCCGGCACCCTACACCCGTCAATGTTCAGCGCCCCCGTGCCGTGCGCCAGCACGTTCTCGGCCACGGTGCCGGGCAGCGGCTTGCGGGCCAGCGTGATCGGCTCCAGCGCAGGCTTGAGGGCGGTGCCCCAGCCTTGCCATTGGCGCGCGGCGTCGGTGATTGGCTCCGCGCTGGTGAGTTCACCTGTCCATATGTGTGAACCTGTCGAATCACGCGCCGCAGTACCCGCCAGACTACCGCTTGGCGAACGATGGCCCACCACACTCCTTTCTTCGCCTGCGGCCTTGTCAATCGCCTTGCTCACGTCCAGCGACTTGGGAAAGCCTGAGCCGTAGACCCAGGCGATCATGTCGCGGATCTCAAAGCCGGCGTCCTCGATGCGCACGGCCATGCGGTGCTGGGTGCGGGTGCCGGCGAAGGCCAGCAGATGCCCACCAGGCTTGAGCACGCGCAGGCACTCGGCCCACACCTCGACGGCCGGCACGTCATAGTCCCAGCGCTTGCCCATGAAGCTCAGGCCGTAGGGCGGATCGGTGACGATGGCGTCCACGCTGTTGTCTGCCATGGTGCGCATGACGGCCAGGCACTCGCCAAGGTGCAGGGTGGCGGGGCCGATGTGCTGGACGGCGCTGGTTGCGGCGGGCGCTTCCGCCAGTGCCTCAGCGCTGCTCATTCAGCACCCGGTACAGCGTGGCTTTGCTGATGCCGAAGCGGGCCAGGACTTCGGCGGCGTTGTTGCCGCGCCAGGCTTCGCGGATGCGGCGGTTGCGCTCGGCAATGTCTTCGGCGGGGACGTAGATTTCCCGGCCGCCCCAGCGGGTGCGCAAGCCGCGGCAGATGGCCTCGCTCATGACTTCGGCCATGGGTTCGTGCAGACCGATTTCGGCGCGCAGCACGTCGCGGATGTCCAGGCGCAGCAGGGCGGCGCTGTCTTTGGCGGGCTCAGGCTCTTCCAGCAGCAGGGCGGGCTGGTGCGCAGCTTCGCGGGGGAGCTGGTCTGTGAGGGGCGACAGGGGGGTGGCGGTGGCGGTGTTCACAGGCGGGAACTCCATTCGGGCTTGGCAAAGGGGCTGACGAAGGGGGCGGCAGGCGCGGCCGGGGGCGGGGTGGGCTTGCGGCGGCGTAGCGGCGGCGGCTGCTGGGCAAGGATGGCGGCCAGGTCTGCCGGGGTGGCGGGGGTGGCGGCGGCGGCTGGTGTTGCTGCTGCGGTGGCGGCGGCGGTGGTGGCGGCGTCGCGGATTTCGAGCTGGCCGGGGGCCAGGGGCAGCAGGGGTGGCGGGGTCAGCGCGGTCGGTGGCTCAGGCGGTGAGCCTGCGGGCGGCGGGGCGTACAGGGCCTGGGACAGAACCTCAGTGGGCGATGGCGCGTCGAAAAGGTCAGGCAGCAGGTCATTGGCCAGGCGCGTCCACTGCGCTTCGCTGAGCTTGTAGTGGTCGAGCATGGCGCTGGCGTGCAGGGCGTAGACGCTGCAATCGAGCGGCTCGTTGCGCTGCGCGGTCTTGACCCAGCGGTATCTCTCGCCAGTGCTGGTGCGCACGGTGCGGCGCACTTCGGCGGTGAAGCCCTTGAACCACTCCAGCGGCAGGTGCTTGCTGAAGTGCACGTACCCCGGGCCGGGTTGTTTGACGCCCAGGCGCTGGAACAGCGTGTCTTTGGCGGTGTCAGTGCCTACCATCCACAGCTTGACGCCGTTCTTGACGATGCGGCCACGCTCGTTCACGTCTTGCAGGCTGGCGCGGCCTTTGATGGGCTTGGAATCCTGGCTGTCGCCCTTGATGGCGAAGTAGCGCTTGCCCTGGTGGCGGCGGCAGAAGCTGTAGGTCTGGTGGGTGAAG